TTACATGACTTACCGTGTAGCTTTACGCGACTGGCCCAGCACGGCAGACTTCCCAGACACTAAGCCAACTTTAGGCAGCTAATATGATTGCAGAAATCTCAGCAGTAGTAGGTGTACTCAAGACTCTTAACGCAGGTATTAAAACTGTAAAAGAGTCAGGGTCGCACCTGTCTGACCTTGCTGGACTTTTCACAAGCATCACCGAAACTAAAGTTGCCGTAGACAATATCGAGGAAGCGCAGAAGCAGGGTGACGCTGTGTTGACGCAAGAACAGGCACTAGAACTTGCGTGGGCGAAGAATGAAATACGCGAACGCGAAAAAGAGCTAAAGAAAATAACGCCACGGCAGGTATGGCGAGATATGCTGGCGATCCAGCATAAATCTGTGATGCAGAATAAGCATCGTCTTGAGCGCGAAAGGCTGGCCAAGTTGCGCCAGCAGTCTAAAAATGATGATATGATTAAAAACATTATTGGCGTTGTGGCTCTAATTGCTACTGCTGCTGCAATCTACTACTTCTGGAACTAACATGGCTAAGGAAACAACCATTACCCGCCTTGAGGCGCATGAGAAAGAATGCGCTATCCGATATCAGAACATTGAGCGCAGGCTGGATGATGGTAAGCAACGATTTGACAAACTAGAGAAAATGCTGTGGATGATGTACCCCATGATCATCGCAGTCTTTTCCGTAGCAAAGTGGATAGAATGATATGTTACAAGCACTGATCGCCCCCGTAGCTGGATTACTTGACAAATGGATACCTGATGCCGACACCAAGCAAAAGATCGCACATGAGATTGCAACAATGTCGGAACGCCATGCGCAGGAACTTGCACTGGCACAGATTAAGCTTAACACCGAAGAAGCCAAAGGCAACTGGTTCCAAAGTAGCTGGCGACCAGCAACAGGCTGGGTCTGCGTTCTTGGATTTGCCGTCAACTTTTTAGTCTCGCCATTAGCTGCTGGCGTAGGTGTTGTAATTCCGCAAGCTGACACTGGCACAATGATGCCAATCTTGATGGGGCTTTTAGGGCTGGGTGGGTTACGCAGTTTTGAAAAAACCAAAAGCATAGAGGGCAAATAATGGCTAAATCATCCAAGACAGAAGACAAGAATTACTTTAAGCCTAAAGAATTGGCCTGCCGACACACTGGCGATGAAGGCTTTGACCCTGATTTTCTAAAGACCCTAAATGCTATCCGCGAAGAGTGCGGGTTCAGCTTTGCACTGTCTTCTGCTTACAGATCTCCAGAACACCCTATAGAGGCGCGTAAAGAGGTCTTAGGGGCGCATACGCACGGCAAGGCAGTAGATATACTAGCCAGCGGAGAAAACGCCTTAGAGATCATTAGAGTGGCCCAGAAGCATGGTATACAGAGAATAGGCATTCAGCAGAAAGGATCAGGTCGATTTATCCACCTAGATGGCTGTACTGAAGAGGATGGCTTCCCTTGCCCTGCTATCTGGTCATACTAGTTCCACATAGAACACTAGCCCTGCCAAGCGCGGGGCTTTTTTTTGCCTATTAATTAACAAAATAGTTTACTTTATACAAAAATGGGTATAAAATGTACCTACATTCAATAAATAAAGGGCAACAAAATGAAAGACTTTAGCGACTGGGACGATAAGTTTGAAGATGAAATTGATCATTTACAGTGGATGGCAGAACATCCGGTTTTCCCTGATAAAGAGGCTTATGATGTTGTTACACAACTGTTTGATTGGCTTTGTGAAGATCGTTTGTTACGCAGATGGTGTTTCAATACTGCCAGCAATAGATATATGCAAAGAAAATATGAAGTTATTGTGAGCAATATCAAAGCTAACGATTTATGCGACAAGCCATACTATAAAGACATTTACGAAATCTAATCTAACCGCCCCCGCGAGGGGGCATTTGCTGTAGGAGGCAATTATGGGAATCAATGATCTAAACGATCTGGAGCGCGGTGAGTACGACTGCGTTCTAGGCTATCAAGCCCTAGAAGGGCAATCAGAGGCTTACTATGTTGGATATGGTGAGCAGTACGCAAAAGAAATGACTGTAGGAGGTCAAAATGAGTTTATCTAAAGAAGTCTGGCAAACCCTATCTGCTATTGATGTATCTCAGCATATTGAGAAAAAAGGCAATCTATCATACCTTTCGTGGGCTTGGGCTTACGGAACGATGATGGAGTATTATCCTGATCTGCATTACTCTTTTGAAGAAGATAAATGCGAGGATACAGGCACCGTTGAAATAAGTTGCGTGGTCCACATTCATACTGGCTCAGAGCAAGATCAGATGATGATGCGGCATATGTGGTTGCCTGTAATGGACCATAGAAACAAGGCAATAATTAACCCTGATAAGTTTGCGATTAACTCCAGCAAGATGCGATGCCTAGTTAAGTGTTTTGCAATGTTTGGCCTTGGCCATCACATTTATGCTGGGGAAGATATTAACCCTGTTGTCGCAAATGCCATTATCACTGACGATCAAGCAAAAGAACTGAAGGCTATGATCGAAGAACGTGACGCTGATGTTGCTGCATTCTGTAATCATTTCAAGTGTGAAAACCCAAATAAATTACTTGCCTCTCAGTTTGACAGGGCTATGCACGCTTTGCGTAACAAGCGCAGGTCAGAAGGATGATTATCTTAGACCATGAACAGGGAACGGATGAGTGGCTTGCCGCAAGATTAGGCAAGCCTTCAGCCAGTGGTTTTGCGCGACTTATAACCCAAACAGGAAAGCCATCATCACAAGCGACAAAATATATAGCGCAGTTGGTGGCAGAAAATATTAGAGGGTGTGTAGAGCCTGTATATGTAAACGAATGGATGCAGAGAGGTACTGATCTAGAGCCTGAAGCTAGAGAGGCATACGAGTTTATATCCGGCAACAATGTTATCGAGACTGGATTTATCCTCGACACCAGTTTTAAGTTTGGTTGCTCTCCAGATGGATTGGTAGATGGTCAAGGCGGTTTAGAAATTAAATGCCCTGCTCCTACCACACACGCGGAATATATGATTAACCCACAAGAAGGAATAAAAAAATACTGGCAGCAAATTCAAGGCTGTATGTGGATTACAAAACGAGATTGGTGGGATTTTTTTTCTTACCACCCAGAAATGCCGCACGTTCTAGTGCGTGTTGACCGCGATGATGAATATATCGCAAAACTGTCTGCTCAGGTCGATAAGGCTGTAGCGGAAATTACAAACCAAGTGGAGAAGCTAAAATGAAAGTAGGATTATCAGTACGAATTGATGTTACCAAGATCGACAAGTCGCGCCTGTATAAGGGAGCAAAAGGCACTTATCTAGACCTGACTACCTTTGTAGATACAGCAGTAGCCGATCAGTATGACAACAATGGTTTTATCAGCCAGACCGTCGATAAAGAAGAGCGTGACGCTGGGACTAAAACCCCTATTCTTGGCAATGTTAAGGTATTTTATACCGACTCAGGATCACCAGCAGGGTCTGCGGGGCAAGGAACTACGGCTAAAGAAGATATGACGATGGAAGAGCTAGATGCTGACATTCCGTTCTAGGGTAAAAAAGCCCCCCTTTCGGGGGGCAAACCATAGGAGGTTGCGAGTCGGGGGAACCCGCCCAATTAATATATCACAAGGTTCAAGATCATGGAATTAATCGATACAGGCAAATGCCTCATAACGGCACAAAACAACAAAGGCGTAAACAGCCGACAGCTTGCCAAAATAGCTGACACCTCACCGCAGCAGGTATTACGCTGGCGTAAAAGCAAAAACTTAAAGATACATACTATCCAGCTTATATGCTTGTCTTTGGATATAACGATAGATGATTTTATAACATTTGGTTATAAGTAACCTTTTCAGTTTATTTTTATATTGAGATAGATTAGAGTACAAAAAGTATTCGGGCTAGAGGCTGATGAACTCTTTAAATTAAACATCAGAGCGTGGTTGACCCTCCAGACATGGCCCCAGATGCAGATCGATTTCTGCTGATGGATAGATTAGAGATTCGATACGAATACGAATTAATCGCAAAGCTGCTTTAGCCCTTTGATCGCAAATTTTACTTTACGAAGTAAAAGGGTTTAACGCACCTTAATTAAAAATATTTAAAAATATAATTTATCAATACACAAGGCGAGGCTTGCCGAGCCATAGGAGAACATAATGGGATTTACAGTAAATGGCATCGAGAATGACAAAGATGCTCAGTTTAGTATTAGGGAGCAAGACATTCGCAACACTGTTGTCAAAATGCCTAACAGGATATATTCAGCAAGAGCCAGCATAGAGACTTGGTATGGATCAGTAGAGATTACTGGTTGGACTTTACATAACATTTTTCAGCAGTGTTTGGTTCAAAACAAAGAGTTCAGGAAACTTGTAAAATTATTTATCAATGAACTCGATGAAGGCAAAGAGGATTTATACACCTGTAAAAAGTATTAATCACTGACTGTAGGAGGTTCAGATGATATTAGTTCCAACTGAAGCTAATCACAAAAAAGCGTTAGAGATGGCGACCAACAAAGCATTTAACGGCAAGACAATGTTAGATAATGGTTCAGGTCAATATGCTGGCAACTTAGCTGAATTGCTTTTCAAAGACGCTTTAAGTGATCGTTTTTTAGAGCATGAATACACAGCATCTACGAGCTATCATTTCGACTTTAAGATAGGCAGAGCCACTGTTGACCTAAAAGCCAAGCAAAGAACAGTTCAGTGTTTACCGACTTACGATACTCACGTCAACCTGTACCAAAGGGATTACCCTTGTCACTATTATGTTTTTGCTAGTGTTCTTATTCCGAAAGGAGAGAAGCTGGCTACCAATGTTAAGTTTATGGGGTGGTGTAGGAAATCTGATTACTGGGATACCTGTCAGATCAAAAGAAAAGGGCAGAACTCAGATGGCCTTATTGAGCGAGAAGATGGAGGCAAAAAGAAATACAATGAGCTAGAGTCTATTGATTCATTTTTCAACAAGGTTGAGACTCACCTATACCAACAAGCATTCGGGGAATAATATGCTACTAAATACTAAAGAAGATTGGCAGCCAGAAGAAAAAGATGTAATCGCGTGGCAGAGAGTCTTTCCAGCAGTCAACGTACACCAAGAGCTTATGGCTATGGAATCATGGTGCGATGCTAACCCTACAAAGAGAAAGACAAAAAGCGGTATTAAACGCTTTGTCAATCTTTGGTTGA